TTCTGGATTGTCTCGTCCAGCGTTTCCTTGGCAACGCCCTTTGCGCCTTCCTTGAGCGACCAGCGTTCAGCACCGGATGCAACCTTACCCATGAATTGACCGGCGCCAGTGGCTCCAGCAACAAGCATCGTCCACGCCCCAGCCTTCAATGCGGCATCAGATGAAAGCTCGGACGCAATCTGTGCCTTTGCCTGCTCCGGCGGCATCGTATTGACAAGCTCGCGGTAGCGCTCGGAATTGGCCGCCAGCGATTCGAGCGGCTGCTTCATCACAAACTCTTGCACATCCTTTCCGGTGATTCCTGCGGAGGTCAGCCCTTCACCAAGTAATGCTCCGGCGGTTGCTGTTGATCCGACGAATGTTTTAGCTGCCGCCTGTTGCGCGGCCTTAATGCCGGCAGTAAGTTGTGCGAAGTTCGCGCCCTTGGCGCTGAGGTTTACGGCGGCTTTCATGCCGATATTTGCCAGCGCGGCGCGCGCAACCTTCGTTGCCAACGCGGTCTGACCAACCATTGATGCGCCCTTGGCGATACCGATACCAGGAACCATCATCAGAATGTTCTCGGAAATCTGGTCGGCAATAAATCCTGGATTATTCGTGGCCTTTGAGAGAGTGTTCCAGAATCCTTCCTGTTTTCCGATGTATTGCGCCAGCGCCAGCGACTGCTCCGATTTGGCTTCGTCCATTGCGGATGTCACGGTGCCAGTAAAATCCTGTGCAGCCTTCATTGTGCCCGGTGCAATACCAGCCTTGCTTGCAAGCCACGCCATACCGCCAGCCATATTCGCGCCGCCCTTGACCACGCCCAACGCCTGATCCTTAGCGAACTGCGATACCGTCCTGTCATCAACCGGTGCGCCCTGTATGTTGCGCGTGCTTTCAATTGCATCTGCCAGCGCCACTTCCGGCTTGCGCGTCACCGCCTCCTGATCCGCGATACGCGGCGATGTGCTGCCTTGCAGGAAGCGCGAGGTTTCAGCCATGGTGTCGCGCTCACTTTTAACTTTTGGAGCCAGCGCGCGATCCACGCCAATATCCATCGCTCTGTCGCTGATGGTTGAAATGCGGCCTGATTTATCGACGTTGATTCCGGCGCGTATGGCGGCGAGCGGGTCTGATGCTGGCAGCGCTTTATCCATGACGCTGCTGTCGGTAAATGTTTCTGATGCCGCATTCTTCACCTTCGCCAGCGTCGCGCTTTTCTGCGCGAGGTGATCGGCAATTTCGGAATCTCCAACCCCATCAGCCCGCGCTGCCGCCACATTAAACTTGTGCAGCCCGGCCAAGTGATCGGCAATTTCAGCGTCAGATACGCCATCATTTCGCGCTGCCTGTATGTTGAAAGCCATGCCAACCCCTTAGTATTTTGACCAGTCGATTGCTTTCTTTTCCGCTTTGGGTAACGCAGCCGCGCTACCCTGTTGTCCGCTAGACGCTGCAACATCTCCTGCCTGCAAAACTGTCCTCTCCCCGTTGCGCAGGTTATAAATTTCGTTGGTGCGGTGGTCGATTACATTTATGCCACCTAAACCATCGCTTGATTGTGTGAGGCCACCTTCTTTCTGCAGAAGCTCGCGGAACTTTTTAAGCCCTTCTGCCGGAGCGAGGTTGGGGAAAAACGCTTTGGCATTCTTCATTTCTGACGTGCCTCCTCCTTCGCCATCCGCCGCAAGAGGCTTGTGTGGTGCCTGATACACCTGCTTCACACTACCGTCTGGCTGTGGCACCATCACTGTCCCACCAGGAGCTACCGCGAACGGCTTGACTATCCTCGTGCCGGTTACCTGGCCTGTTCTCGTATCTCCCATCTGCCCATCGCCGACGCTAATAAACTTCGACTGCTCGCGTTCCGCCTGCTTCTCGCGCGCTGCTGCCAGCGCTTCCATGCGCTTCGTGTACAGTTGCGGGTTGATGTAGTGCATCTGCGCCATCGCCCCTTGCATGAACTTGTCGGCCAGTTGATTATTGTCCATCTCGAATGGCGTCTCCTTGCCGTCCGCGCCTATCATCACGCCAGTTAATCCGCCGCCAGCACGCGACCCAGTGAACTTGACGGTTTCTCCATTATTGAGACCGCCCACCTGTTTGTTGAAGTTGCCAGCCATATCCATGAGCGGCGCGTAATCGCCAGCCTGGATTTTCTTTGCGCTCTCAAATCCATTCTTCAGTAGGTCGCGCATCGCCTTATCGTCAGCCAGCGCCTGATTCGTCACCTGCATTTGAGCGTCATGTGATTCCTGCGACCGCACATCAGCCACCTGTGCCCGCTTGTCCTGATTCTGCATGATCCCCCTCTGCGCCTGCCGGTGAGCCTCGTTCGCCCGCTGTTCGTCGATCTGGTTCATCATCGGCGCGGCTTTGAATAGGCCGTTGCCCAGCGCGGAAGCGATCCCACCCAGCGCCAGCTTCTGCGCGCCGCCCTCGTAGCGCGGGTTCGCCTTCGCCCCGTCCTTGCCGTAGCGCTTCTCCAGCCCACGGTCGTTGATCGCCAGCAACAGATCGCGCGCGCCCTTGCCTTTATCTGCCCATTGCTCAATAACCTTCTGCGTCTCGCTCTTATCCAGCCCGACCGCCGCCGTGTTGGCAACGATCTCGCCGTCAGACAATTTGGCGTCCACCGAGTCGCTGGTTCCCGTGCCTTTGCCGCTGACCTTGCCGCCAGCGGTCATATCCTTGCGCACGTCGCCGCCGTCCGCCCACAGGTCGAGCATGGAACCGACCGCGTAACCTGCGGCAAGCCAGGGCATGGCCGTGCCTGCTGCGGCCATCAGTCCGCCCGCTGCTGTTCCGCCTACTGCCGCCGTTCCCGCCGCTGCTGCTTCCGCAGCTGCCGCAGCCTCAGCTGCTGCTGCACCGGTTGCCGCCGTCCCTGCTTCAGCCGCCATAACAGCCGTCTCCGGTGCCATTGCCGCCATGCCGGTCGCCGCTGGCGTGGAAGCGCCAAACGCACCCGCTACAGCATCCTTCCCGGCTGTCACCAGTCCGTCTATCGCCTGCTTCGGCGCGTGAATGCCAACCTTATCCAGTCCAGTCGCCGCCATATTGATGCCCATGGCAGGCACGACCGCGCCCGCAGCCCTTTCCATCATGCCGCCGTCGGTCTGCGGCTCGCTACTGGCGCTGGCCGAGAAGGGCTTGAATGTGGGCATGGAGGATGGCCTGTACTTCTGCAACTGCCCGCCGCCGCTGAACCGTATCCCGCCCCTGACGGTCTTTGCGACTGCTCCGCCGTCCTTGTACATGCCTATCATCTTTCCGCCCATTGCCAACCCGGCGATGGAGTTGTATTGGTTCTGTTGGTCGCTCACAGCCATGGCATTCGAGCTTGCGCGGCTATTCCCGATCTGGCCGGCCAGCGATCCCATGCCGCTCACAGCTTGCGAGCCTTGACCGGATGCCATACCGGTGAGTGCGGCGTTGCGCTGCCATTTCACGTCCTCGGCTGCGGTATTTGCCATGTTTATGGCGTTTGACTTATTCCTTGCGCCTTCCAGCCCGGCGGATGCAATGGTCGCGCCCAGCGCATTCGGGTTCATCGTCGAGCCATAGCGATCCATGCTGCGCGTCGCTGCCGACAACCCCTGGCTCATGGCCTGCGAAGCGTCCGCCCCGGCCATGCCGCGCAGACGGTTTGCCATCGTGCCGTCCATGGACTCGTTAGCCATCGTGCCGAGGTTGTTCATGCCGGTTTCGAGCGCGGGCATCGAGATGGCTTGCAGGCTTTCCAGCGAATTCGCTTGCGCGTCCCAGAGGCGCTTTTCCTCTGCCGTAGCTTCGCGTTGACCACTGCTGCCACCACCACCCTTAAACAATGGCTCCCCAGCGCGCCTGAGATGACTGCGCGGCTCTGTAAAGAAGATCGGTTCGTCGCTATTGCGGTAGCTGCTCATAATGAAACCCCCATGACTTCGTAAATTTTTCCCATACCGACACCAGCAAAAAGGCGCGCCTGGGCGTCTTTCGCGTAGGCGCGCAGCTCTGATGCGCCCATACCCTTGCACCACTCGCAAATCTGCCCGAAGGCTTCAGGCGTTACCACACCCTTGCCGGCCAGCGCGCCAATCAGCGCCACGCGTTTGCTTGGGTAATTCAGGAATTCAACAGTGCCGGCGCCGACGATCTCTTCATCTTCCATAGCGACGATCAAATGTCGTTCGCGTTGCACGATAGACATGCGCATCTGGTCGATGGTGTACTCCCCATCTGAAGCCTTCTCGTCGCAGACCTGCGCGAGCATCTGGCCGACAACAGGCCAAACTTGATCCAGGTGAGTGTGCGGAATGATCTGCAAATTCATGGCGATTCCTTAATCATGGACTGCCTATCACTTCTACTGGATTTTGCGAAAAACTCAAGCGGAAATAATCAATCTTTTGGATACAGTTTTTTGACATCAAGAACCTGCGCGCGCATAGCCTCAAGATCGGCGCCGCCTTTCATAATTGCCCCAATCTGATCTTCTATCCTGGGGTATGCAGCGTACCGAAGTTCTGCATAGGTCGGCTCCTGCGCCGGGGGTGGTGCAGGGATATACTCGCCTTCCTCTGCAACCTCGCCTGATTGCGCCTGTGCCTCAACATGATCGTCTGTACAGCTACCGTAGCGCAGCACCTTCCCGTATCTGTCTTTGACAATAAAGTGTTTCATCGCATTGCTCCCTGGATGAATAGCGTGCCGTTATCCATATGCACCCCACTATCTTGCCCCACCCACCTGACTGCAACCGTGTGCAGCCCAGCAGATACCGCCATGCTTCCCGACACGGCGACATTGACCGTGACCGCAGCCCCCCCGACGGACATCATCAGATTCCCGTCGATGAATAGTTGCGTTGTCGAGTCTCTTAGGCCAGAGCCATATCCCTGCGACCCAGTGAAAATTGCATAGACTACCCCCGCCTGCGGCAAATAGATTGAGCCTGATATAAGCGGCACCCCGACACCAGTGCCGGACACTTGGGCGGGCATATTCACCGTCATTGGGACTGTCACCGCATTCCCCGCAATCTTGAGCGTGCTTACCTGCAAATCGCCAATATGTGCGTTCTGGATAGCGGCGTATCTGATGTCCGCGCTGTCGATCGATGCAGACTCGATAAACGCACCCTTGATAAATACGCCGGGCGGCTGTATCACACCATTTGCATCAGTCCAGTTCGTCGTCTGCACGATGAACGGTGCGCTCGTGCTTGGCGCATCAGTAACGAGCCCTGAATTGGGCGCGCCAATAAAAAATTGGTCAGCACGCACGCCAAAAGCAGAGGTATATGGTGTAGCACCGCCACCTTCAAGCCCAAATCCAATACCTGCGACATAACCGTTGGCGTCAAACTTAACTGTCCATGCAGCATCGACTGCCCCGTCGATGGTTTGCGATAAGACCAGCGCTTGCTGTGCCAGCACTGCCGCGCCGTCGGCAACTTGATCGACCCCGTTCAGTGTGAGTTGCAGGGTGGTTACTTGTGAAGCGGTCACGCTGGCCGCATCTGAAACCGATGTCACGCGCGAATCGACCAAGGCGATGTTGCCGTTCACATTGGTGATTGCCTGCGTGAATTCTGTTGCTTGCGCGCTTACGGCAGTTGTTAGTGAGGTGACGCTGGTTTGCACCCCAGATAAGTTTTCGCCGAGACTCGCCAGCGCGGTCGTGGTGCTTGCTGCAAATGCACTCGTGCTATCCGCTACAGAGGTGATCTCTTGTTGCATCAAGGCCAGGCCGTCATCAAGGGCTGCGCTTACTGTTGTTATTGATTGCGCCAAGCCATCTTCAACTATCTCTCTGCGCTTGATTTCCGTGGAAATTCCGGTGAGGAGTCTTTTATCGAACCACGCCGGCATTTCAATCCGCTCAATGCGCTCGCCCAATAGCCTCCATAAGCGGCTTTGCATGATCTGGTCGGATAGCGATTGGATGAGGTTGGCAACATAGCTGCTGCCACTGGAGCCTCCGCTTGAGCTGCCGCCCGCCCCGCCTTGCCGCGCCGCCAGTGCGATACCATCTTGCAGGTCTTTGACCGTCAGAAACCTATCCTGCCCGTTGCCAGCCTGCCCGTTGCGCACCATCCATGCGTTTGTTAGCGCTTCCAGGTACGCCCTGGTTTGCGGGTCTTGAATTCCGGAGATCGGCGGTAGATTGGGAACTGGGTTAGACACCTTGCAACTCCCTCAACGATTGAGCCACGATCATCTGCTCCACTTCCGCGTCTGCTACACCCGTGATCTTGAACGACCAGACCGATGCCAAAAACCCACCAGGTAAGCGAACCACCGATCTTCCGTCCCGTGAGAGCGTAACCGCTACGGTGTGCTTGAGCACGCCGTCCGCGTAAACGTCGAGCGTTATCGACCCAGTTCCATTGAACTGCACCGCGCCGAAGTTGAGCGGCTTCGCCATGCGGAAATCTTTGCTCTGCCAGGTGAACCCGGTATTGCCGTTACCCTCGCGGAATGCCGTCACGGTCGTGCCAAGTGACATATAAAGCATGTCCGTCAGCGGATAAACGAAAGATGCGTAGTACGCTGTGTTGATCCTGACAAGCGACGAAGCCTCTTCCTCGAAGCGCATCAGATAGCCACGCGTGCCATCGGTGAAAGCGTAGCCGTTGTCGAAGTAGATCAGCAGTGATCCATCGTGCGCTGCCAGGCGCAGGTTTGCCATGTTGTTGCCGATGAGTGCGCGCCAATCCTGCCTTGTGAAGAACTGGAACGATTTATCGAGCGATGCCTGCGAGCCTTGCGCCATCACAATTCCGTCGCGCGAGACGTAAGCGATGTAGTTTCCCGTGTTCACGATCGACCGCTGCGACACACCACCTTGAATGGCTGGCAATTTTGCGTCTGTCATTGAGTCCGGCCTGGCTCCCATGATGATGTATGGGTTCGCCGTGGTCGTCACATATAACCCACCCTCGAAAGGGCATACGCCGATGATGCTATTGGGTAGCGGCTTGATCGCGTTCGGGTTCCATGCGTAGGGAAGGTACGGCTCCGAGAACCATAACTCATTCCCTTTGAAGCCAACCAATATCCCGTTGGTCATCGTGCAGATGCCCTTGAGCGTCTGGTCGGGCGGATAGTAATTGAGCGTGCTTATCGCCTCGCCCAATGATTCTGTCTTGATATTGTCGGTGAAGGTCGCCGAGAAGCCGTTCACAATCACCTCGCTGACCAGTAAGTAATCCGTGGACGTGCCTGTTGCGGTGCGATAGATGCGAACCTTGCTGACCGGGCAGTAACCGCTCGGCGGCAATGTGTAGGTTATCGTGATGGTGGCTTGCTCGCCGCAATCAACTTCCAGCGGATCGGCTGGCACACCTTCCTCGCCATATTGATTGACGTAGGTGTAGGTGTAAGCGCGAAGCTCTTTGTAACTTTCGCTGACCGCGATGCGCACTGTGTAGGATGTGCCGGAAATCGTGACCGCGGCAGAAAATCCAGGTAGCTCCAGTGGCCACGAGGTTTTATTGGAGTCGGTGCGAATGCTTGCCGTCAATCGCGCTCCGTCATCACGCGTCATCACCAGCGTTACCACCGTCCCGATAAAAGTTTCCTCCAGCGGCGTTTCCGGGTCGCTGGTTGTGGGTTGTGGTGCGCGCGCGGTAAATGTGGCGGTTATGGTTGTAGCGCTGGCAGCGGGCGTCGCGGAAACGCTCACGGTATTTACCAACTTCCCGTCAGCGCGCTCATCGCTCACTGAAAACGAGTATGAGGCCACCCCAACTAGGGCGACAACATTACTGGAAAGCGCCAGCGCGGCAGATGGGCGTGGCACGCCAACCTTGTAGCGATTTTCCATCGAAGGCTCACCACTACCACCCAAGTCGCCGCGCGAGACGTAAAAATTTGTTCCATCCGCCCAATAAAAGCGCGCGTAAGCATCACTCACCACAGGGGAGCGCACGGCATCCACATCGCGCGTCCACCAGTGCGCGTACCCTGCTGATGCGCCGCCCTCGTAGACAAACATCGACTTGATCGTGCTTGTGGCTGACATCCCAATCACTGAGCTATCGTTGCGCAAACCGCGCAGTGTGCCAGACAGGAAGTCGCAATTCATCGCATGTTGCGCGGCGTTATCTGGTAGTAACGCAACATCGGTGCGAGGAAATTCACCAGTAAATGACTTGAGCGAAATAGTCATTATCTCAACTCCGGTGGATGATAAGTGCGCAACTTCTCCGACTCATAGCTTCTGCGGCAGTGGTCTGAGTCAAAGAACAGGATGGTGTCGATCAGCTTAGCGATGCGCGGACTCTCCCGATGGCAGCGGCTCGAAAACGTTTCGTCCGCCCAGCCGCCGAGTAAGGTATTCGCGAGCTGGTCAACCGCGACAAACACCTGCCGAAAATAGGCGGTAGCCATTACGCGGGCCACGTCAGCACTGGCATGTCAGGCTCGATGTCCGCAAAGCTCGTTGGCATCGGTCGAGTGCCGGCCTGCACCTCGGACATCACGGTGTAGAGCGCAGCCCAAGTCAAGTCTCGCGCTGCCATGCAGCATTGGCCTTCCGTTGCGAACTGCGGGACGACTGATGCGGCGTAGGTGCAAGCCGACAAGATGCCGTCGTAGTTGCGCGTTGCTGCAAAGTCATCCAGGCGTTTCTGTGTTGCCGCAACGATGGCAGACTGCAAGCGCTGAGCTCTCAACTCCATCTCTGCCGTATGCATCGCATTAAAATCGGCTTGCGTGAGCACGTCGATCACGCCCACCACTAGCGCGAATGAGGTATCCGGGCACGTCCCAAAAAACTCCGGAATGCTGGTTGGATATTGTGTAGAGCGCACCCACACGAACTCAAGCCCGTCTACAGCGGGGAATTTGGGACCGTTTGCTGCCGGCGCATCCAGCACAGAAATGCCGGTTACTGCATCGACATAGGTAAATTTTAGATACTTCATCGCGGGAGCCTCGCATTAATAAGTGTTGATGGTATGGCTTGTTGATAGCCTGATTTGTACAGTTCGGTTGCTAGACGGCCTTGCAGCTTCCACGCGTTGGCGTGATTAAAAATACCAAAGTAACTGTGCGCGGTTTGGCGAACCTTATTGAGCGGCGCGCGAGCTCGGCAAAGCCCGGACACCTTATTAAAGCCGTTGCGCACTGTTGCGCGGCGCAGATAGCGGCAGCGCGGGCGCACCACATAGCCCAGCGCGTCAAAGCCATGTTCAATGCGGTTGATGCTGGTTTTGTTGGGGTGCAGCTTGAGACCCAGTTTTGATTGCATCAGCGCATCAACCTGCGCCGGGATGATGGCCAGCGCTTTTGCGTCATCGGCAAACACGGCAATATCATCGACGTAGCGCACATAGCGGCTCAACTTGAGCTGATGTTTGGCGAACTGATCCACCTCGTTCATTATGATATTGGCCGAGAACTGGCTGTTTAAGCTGCCGATAGGTAGCCCGGTATTCGGTGGCGCATGAAACAGGCTTTTGTGGCGCGGCACGCGGCGAAGCTGATCCGGCCTGGATGCCACAACAGCGTCCGGCACCGGATCGCGATGCAGCACGGTGCGTGCTAACGCCAGCCACCACGGCTCATGTATGACGGGAGCCATCAATGCATCCAGCAGTAAGCGATCGATGCTGACAAAAAAGTTGGCCACATCCATCTTGAGCACGAAGCCCGGCTTTGTGAAGTTCTGCGTCACGCTGCGCGAAAAATGCTCCATGCGCGCCACAGCCCGATGCGTGCCCTTATTTGGAATGCAGGCGTAGCTGTCATGGATGAAGCGGCGATGAAAGCGATCAGCAATCTGGTTGTACAGCAGGTGATGCACCACGCGATCACGAAAACCAGCCGCCCACACTTCGCGCACTTTCGGATGCGTCACCACAAATACCGTACTTTGCCCTGGGCGATAGTCGCCAGAGAGTAACTCGTGGTACAGCTCCATTAAGTTGCGTTCCAGCCGCTCCTCGAATTGCAGCGCGCTGGCGCTGTTGCGCTTGGTGAGTCGGCAATCGTAATACGCCTGGAAAAGCGCCGAAACCGTCAGAGTGTCGTTTTGCGGATCAGTCATGATGCCTTGCCTCCGGTCGCCGGACTGCCCGAACACGATTCGTATTCGTCTTGTTGTTGTTGTTCTGGTTGCCAGGATTGGACGAGTTCCAGTTCTGGTTCCACGCGTTCGTGGCGCTTGTCCATGCACTCACACGACGGGCGATAGAATCCTCCATCACCAGACTGGCTTGGTAGCCTTCTCGTTGGCACGATTGAACCCGGCCAACGGGCATGAACCCGATCAGATGGACGCTCGAAATCACCGTAGTCATCTCGATTCCGCCAACAATGCTGACGACTTGATCCAGCCTTGAGCTTGCTTCCCAAGGCTATCCGACAAACTAACGATTTCGGCAAACTGTTTAACGGACAGTAGCCGCAAATCCTTACTCAGGCGCAACATCAATTCCACCACCTGCAAACGCTCCAAGAACTGCCCAGCGTGGTGCGCACGCTCGACACGACTCGAATTCGCCTTAAAGATAAACACCACCATTTCCACAACCTCCGAACGCAGCTTGTCGCCAAGGCTGTATTTGTACGCCTTGGAAAACCCAGCTGTTGCTTGCGTGACTTTGCCAAGCAGCTCGTAAGTTGTTTTGTAGATCGGCAGATGTTGATATTGCGCCATGATTTTTTAAGCCCACCCGCTGCGCGGGTGGGAAGAGTTAAAGGGTTAAATGATTGATCGCCGGACTGCCCGAACACGAAACGCATTCGTCTTGTTGCCGTCGTTCTGGCTGCCAGGATAGGACGAGCTCCAGTACTGGCACCACGCGACCGTGGCGCTGTATTCCGAGCATGACCAGTAATAGCTTGATCCGTATTCAAACGCCTCTGCGCCGCCCGTTCTGAATGTGGTGGCGGCTACCTGTCCTGGCACTGTAGTGGTATGTGCGGCGCCTGTCGGCGATGAGTTATTGTCCAGGCCGTGCGTGGCCGCCGTATCGCCATACGAGCCGTTATTTTTGTAATCGAACGATTGCCCGGTTGGTCGATCCGCTGATGTGTAGTTGTTATCGGCGGCGAGCTTGAGATTGCGCCAGCACAATTCCAGCTCATCGCGCGCCGGGATGTACCAGTCGGATTTGCTGTTGATAGTTAGGGCGCGCGCCCAATGAGCAGCCGGGTAGACCGTGGATGTATCCGCATTCTTCAACGCCTCGGTTGCTGTCCAGCCTTCGGTTAGGGTCTGACATGCGGCCGGGAATGCAGAGTTGGCGTTTTTCAGCGCAATGGCCGCATTCTCGCCGCTGGACTTCGGCGCAACGATCAGCCGAAACTTGGCCATCACCGACCAGTCGCTGAATGTTCCGCTGCCGCCGATGCTGCTGACATTCAGCGTCAGCACTGTGCCGCTCGCGCCGGTGACTGTGCCAATAAACTTGTTGGCCGGATCGGCACGGCTGCGCACCTCCAGCGCCTGCCCCTCATACACAATCGGCGTACTGGTCATGTCCGGCACAGTGAACGTCTTTGTGCCGGTGGCGAGCGCCTTACTATCGGCGGCTTGAGCGATTTGATTCCAGATCAGGCCGCTGTAAAAACCGCCCTCCAGCGCATCGCCAAACGCGCCAGGCGTAGCTGTCGGGGTGCTGATGTAGCTGTTGAATGATGCAGCAGTCGCAAACGAAAACGCGGTTGACCAGCTCGACGTACCGTTGGCTGCGCCGGTATGCCGCACCCGCCAGTAATAGGTCACGCTGACAGACAGCCCGGCGACCGTCCAGGTGATCTTGTTGGTCGTGTCGGTGGTGGTGCTGGCGACAATGTTGGTGAAGCCGGAATCCGTCGCCACCTGCCAATCGGACGATGCGTGCGTGTCGGACACTCCCAGCCACGCGAAAGCCGAAGCCGTCAGCGTGACGCTACCGCTCTGGTCGGTCGCGCCGTTGCTGGGCGTGCTATTGGTCGGAGTGGATATGCCGGCGGCCTGAATCGCCAGCGTGAAATCGGTATCGTTCCCGTCCATCGTCACCGTCAGCGTGACTGATTGCGCGGACGCGGGAGCGGTGTAGCTGATCGTGTCGCCGGTAATACTGATGCTCCCGGCAGTGGCCGCGACGCTGTAGGTCGAAAAAATGTTGTAATTGGTGAGGGTGTATTGGATGGCCTGGGTGACGTAGACGGGAGTTGGGCCGGTGAGTGATGGGATTGCGCCCTGAATTACTATGTCCCCACTACCAAGCAAACTTACCCCATTGATCGTCTTGATGCTTGTCCCTGACACGAGCGTGGCCTGTTTCGCTTCGTGCCTGTCAAGTGCCGCTGCCGTCGCCCTTGCTTGAATCTTGTCGCTTACGGCAAACTGGCTTGCGGCAGCGCCCTCAAAAGCCCGCACCACGGTCAGCATGTCGCCGGTAATCGCTGTGACTTTCACGACCTCATGGCCGCTTTCCGTAACACCACTCAAGCGATAGAGGGTTAGCAGCAGAAAATCCCCTCCGGTCAAGGCGGGCAGTGCCGCACCCGCTCCGGTTTCGATGTAGAGGTAAACATCGGCAGCGCCGAAGGTTTGCGCCACAGTCGTGGAAAAGTTATTGACGAATTTCTGCTGTGCCATGTTATTTCACCTTGAGTTTGAAGTTAGGCCAACGCACGCCGTTCGTGTTTACCGGGTCAAACGTGACGAGATACGCCGTATGCGTCCCGATGTCGGCATCCGTCAAGAGTCCGCCGATCGCGATTTCCACGATGCCATTGGCTTTTTCGGTAAAATATCCGGCATCATCGAACACCCGCCCGTTCGACAAAACGAGCGAGTAACCGGTGATCGACAGAAGATTGACCGGCGACTCTCCGCGCACGAGCTGCAAGGAGAATGTGTTATCTCTCCCCGCATAAAGCGTCTCGATAATCATGATTAGTCGTTGATCTGATAGAACAGATCGTCAACCGTGACGTTAGCGCCGATACCAGTAACAGTCTTGCCGGTGCCATAGTCGCGCGCCAATAGAATAATGCCGGTATTGTTCGCCGTGCTTGAGATCACCGCCCAGCGCAGGGTGTTCCAATCATCAGCCGTGGTCGTCCAGGTTTGGTCGGTCAAGCGCACGCGGATGCCGCCCGTTCCGGCCTCGACCGTCCAATCCGCAGGAGCGAGCGTTTTGACGGCATAGCCGCTGCCAGCTTGTTCGAGCGCTGTGATGTCTGTCAGCAACGTCGATTCGGTGATTGCCGCCTCATCCTTATACAGGCGCAGGTAAAGGTTGGTCGGTGCTGCACCGGCTGAAAAGTAGGCGCCGAGTACGGCGGTGCGAAGTTCTGCGGAAACGAGATTTGCCATGATTAAATATCCTCCAGAGGGGTTACGATAGAAAGTTGCTCGGTAGCCGAAACAATGTTCAGCGCCGAAGTGTTAAGCAGCGGATCAGAGAACCCCTGCACGACGTCGCCACCGAGCACAGCGCCCGATGCCAACCCGTTCGTTAGCGCAATCGTTGTGCGCAACCCGGCCCCGAATAAGTTCTCGGACGTTATGTTGCCGGTTAAATATAGGTGAGTTGTAAGTAGGCCACCCAGTGAGTTAATCGAACTCGTGCCGCCGGGAAGCCTGCTTGTGAAAACTGCGCCAGCCTCAATGGCGCAGCCTGACGCGCAACCGCCTTGCAATCGCACGCTGATGCGTTGCAATGCATCAAGGGCTTGATTGCTATCCACCCCCAATTGCAGCAGAGCATTCATGCGCTGCCCGGCGGAAATGCTGCTTTCGCTGTAGATGCCGCCCGGCAAGCGCTGATTGGCGACCAGCATCACGCTATCGGCAAACCCGGTAGACTCGACGCCACCTTGCAGGCGCGCATCAGCCAATAATCCGGCCTGCATCGCCGCATCGCTCGATACGCCGCCGTTACTGAATGGGGAAACGAGAATTGCCGCCGAAAACTCGTTATGTCTGGATACCCCGCCGACCATGGTCGTGCCGATAAGCATCACGGGTGAGCCGACCTCACCGACCTGCACCATGCCGCCTTGCAATCGCGCGTCAACGTCTATTTCCTTGCCGACTTCATGCGTTGCGATAAAACCGCCCTGCAAGAAGGCGTTATAGAACAGGCCGGCACTCAGGCTGGATGCGCTTTCGACCCCACCCCCGATGATCCGCCCGGTGTTTTCCGTGCCGCCCAGATCGCTGGTAGATTTCAAGCCGTCTGCCAGCAGCACCGTGATGCCGATGATATTGCCGCCCGCGTAGCTTGTTGCCGTGATGCCGTCTGACAACACGCCGGACAAGGCCGTCGCGCCGCCTACCTGATGCGTGTCGCCCACCGTATCGGCCATTTGCAGCCGCACATTGGCTATTAACTGGCCGCCATATACCGAATCGGACTCGACACCGCCCTGCATACCGGGTGCGCGTCCGAGGTTCGACGATACAATCCCGTCGGATTGCGCACCGCCGCGCAGCACGGTAGTGATAAACCACTTCGCCGACACCTGGCCGCCTGACGATGCGCCACCTCTCAGGTGTTGGCTGACATTACCTCCTAGCGCTGGAGTTGTCTCGATACCGCCCGCCAACACAGCCCCGGACACCAGCAGCGCGGACAACACGGACAACACGGACGAAACGCCACCAGACAGCAGTGCATTCGTTCCGCCGTACCCGCTCTCGTTTAGCGCAGCCCCGTTGATCTGACTGTTATTCATGGTAGGTTACCTGGTGTTTCTGTTCGCCGCGTTCAGGTCATTCGTGTTTGGGCTGGAACTCGTATCGGCAGCCTGCTTGATGCCGAGCGCCGTCGTGAATACCTGGTAGTAACCCACGGCACGCTGCGCATTGGCCGCGTACTCCGCGTCCTTGCTGTAGGCGCGATACAGGACGTAATCGAGAATAGCGTTGCTGTAAACGTCGTCCAGGTTGAAATTTCCGCCGACAGTACAATCGGTCGGCGATGCGGAATAGATCGCCTCGACATAAACCGTCACACCGGTTGGTACGGGCGGATAGACATAGAAGTTGCGCGGGTTGCGCTCGTCAAACGCAAAGTGCTTGACGGTTGTGGATGGTGTTGCCGAATGCCAGTCTGGCATCTGCGCATCCAGCACCTCGCGCTGCACAAGCCTGATGGCGCGGCCAGGGGTTATGCCGTTCGATCCCATGTTGCGCACCACGTCAATCAGCCGGACACCAAGAGTCGGTAATGATTGCTTGGTGCCACTTGCCAGCGCCATGGCCGCGTTGGCCGTGTTGGCTTCCGGCTTGTGCAGCACGATTTCGCGCTGCCCGTCATTTAACCAGCGCAGCAGCTCGTCCTGCGTCCAGCGGATATTGGTCAGGTCTTGCAGGAGGTCATTGGCTCTTGCAAATAGTGATGCGACTGAAATAGACATAGCTGTGCTCCCTGCTTAAAGTGGCGATGGCGTTACGGTGAGTGCTGCGTGTGAATAATTGAGGTGAACCTCGCGCGAGGCTGCTGATACGCCAACCTCGAACATGGCTCTGTTGACCAGCACCAGACTTGGGTTTGACCAATCCTTGCCCGGCATCACGCAAAGGCGCATCAGCGCGCCCGCTACGATGGTGTCCCGATGCTCCGTGTAGAGCGCGTCTGGAATACTGGTGGCCGCGGGGGTTGGTTCGTAAGCGATGGTGATGTCGAGCATGGTTGTCGCGATCGGAACGGGCACCAGCATTACCGTGTCGCGCGGGTCGTTGACGTAATAAGCTGGCACGCCAGGCACGGTGCGCCAGTCAACAAAACGGTTGTCGCACTCCCGGATGGTCGACTCTTCCAGCCCGTGCCCATCCCTGACTATCGATAGCACTTTCAGCACGTTCGCCCCGGTCGGCGCGGACAACTGAAACGGGTAGTCAAGCGGCGATACCGGCTCCTGCACCGTCTCGTGCCACACAAAAGAGCGACGGCACAGATCGATGGCGGACTGCAACAGATAATCCTCTACCACCACATCCGGGCAACCCGGCGCGCTCAACGAGACAAACCGGGTCATGCTTGAAATCGCGGCCATGGCTTATAGTCCGCGCGCCTGAATGAATCCGAGCACTTTGGCGCGCATATCTTCCTCGCTTGCGCCTTCTGCGAATTTCTCGCCGAAGTGCTGCTGGGTAAAGTTGATCAGTTCGTTCTTGTCCATTACAGACAGTTGCGGAAGCGGGGCCTGCATATCATCCTGCCCATCGCTCTTTTGCTCTACCACAGCCACACCACCGGCAACAGCATTGCCGTCCTGTTCGTAGGTATCGGTATGCGCCAGCATCTTGGCCGCCGCTGCGGCAGG